ATAAAGTTACTGCCAGTTGAACGGTATGCAATACGTTGGCACATGGGAGCCTACGAGCCAAAAGAAAACTGGAATACACTGGGGTCGGCTATGGAGAAATATCCGCTGGTATTGGCTCTTCATGAAGCTGATATGGAAGCAACTTATTTGCTGGAAAAGGAGAAATGATGACAGTTTACGAAATGATTCAAGAATTGGCGAAGTTTCCTCCAGATATGGAGATTGAGGTCAATGTCTATAAAAATGGGTATTCCGCTATGGCGGAGATATCAGAGAATTGCAATGAAGGAGAAGAGACTATTGTGGAGATTGATATAGATGAAAACACCTCTGACATTGTGATTTCAGAAGAACGAAAAAGTTGGGGAAGTAACGCACAAAAGTATGTAAGAATACTTGCTGAATTATAAGGAGGACAATTAATCATGGCAACAGCATTAAAGCATAAACAGAGAAGCCGAAGGAGTAATCAGCAGAATCGGAAGGTCATGGGGAGTTTGGCAGTTGCGTCAGCACGTTTGGCTAACAGCCATCATTACAATAAGATGGCACATAAGCAGGGGACTTGGTTGGACACTTTTAAGCAGATGTTCCGTATGGGACAGAAGGGGGATAGATAGTTATGGCACAAACAACGGTATTTACTTGTGATATTTGCAAGCAGAGTAAGAGCAAAGATGATTTGGCGAAAATAACAATTAAGTCAGACGGTATAAGGATGAAGGGCGTTGGGTATAACGGAATCACCGTTGATATTTGTCCGGACTGCTTGAAGAAAAAAGGGTTCTGTGTAGAACCCAAATCCACAGATGAAGAGAACGAGCAGGTTGGAATGCAAAATAGAGCAACCCTTGAAGATAAATTTTACGAAATCCTGGCCGATATGGGCGTATTGTTTGAAGAATAGGGAAGGGGATAGATAATCATGGTAGTAAAGCAGACAGAGAATAAGCAGGCGTCAGCGCATGCAGTTCCGCAGAAAGCGGTAACACCGGCGGAATTGATTGTAAATAATAAATTCGTTGATGATTTATCCAATCAGTTAAAAGTAAAACAGGAGTATGGTTTGACGTTTCCGCCGGACTATAACCCGACTAACGCACTGATGGGAGCATATCTTCAGTTGAAGGAGACGAATGATAAGAATGGAAAATGCGTTCTGGAAACTTGCTCGCAGGCGAGTATTGCTAATAGCTTAATGGAAATGGTAACAAAGGGCCTAAATATGCAAAAAAAGCAGTGTTACCCGGTTGCTTATGGCGGAAAGTTACAGTGCCAAGTATCTTATCATGGTTGGAAAGCAATGGCGCACCGATATGGAGCAAAAACTATCGACGCAGAAGTTATCTATGAAGGAGATACCTTTAAATATCATGTAGAGAATGGCCGCAAAGTATTGGACGAGCATACGCAGGACTTTATGAATATAGACCTTGATAAAATCAAAGGTGCTTATTGTTTTATTACTCTGGAGGATAGAAGCCAGTACATTGAGGTTATGAATATTAATCAGATTAAGACAGCGTGGAGAAAAGGGTACGGTTATAAGGAAAACGCTGGTACTCATAAGGAATTTGCAGATATGATGGCAAAGAAAACCGTTATTTCAAGAGCTTGTCGTCAAATTGTTCAGCAGTATGGAGATGCAACGGTGGTTGAAAGCGTGGAGCATGATGATTTTGTGGATGTGGATATAATTGCGGAAGATGTGAAATATGACATTGAACAGAACGCAAACGCTCAGGAGTTTCCAGTAGAACCAGAGCAGGAACAATCGCAGGCAGCTATTGAGCAGAAAAAACCACTTAAGACCATGGCAGATATGACAGCAGGACAGAAGCAGAAAGAACCGGATCCTATGGTAGATAAAAGCTGGATGGAGGGATAAGTCCATGGAGTGTATGTCTGCGTTATCGGTAATAGCAAAAGGCATGGAAGATAACCTCTACAACTACACGGTTAATGGAAAATGTTCTAAGTGTGGGAATTGCTGTTCAGATATTCTTCCGTTGTCGGATGATGAAATCCGCAAGATTCACAAGTACATTCGTCAGAACGGGATAAGGGAGAGTAAACACCTTATTCCAGTGGCGAAGCCGGTACTTGACATGACCTGCCCGTTTCGGGACAACGGAAAGAAAATCTGCACGATTTATGAAGTAAGGCCGGAAATTTGCCGCCAGTTTATTTGTGACAACGAACAGCAGTCAAAAATGAATCGAGAACGGTTAAGAGTTGGTAGGTGCGTGTTTTCTATGAGGGAGGTGTTCTTCGGTGCTGATTAAAAGTCAGAATGGAATACAGATAGTTAATCTGGATAACTGCATCTCGATATGTATTGATGGGAATAACCATATTATCGCATTTTATCCGTTTGTTGATGGCTACGATAAGTTAGGCAAGTATTCCTCTATAGAGAAGGCGCAAAGAGTTCTAAATTGGATTTGGGAATGCTACAGAATGTTTCAATTATTGAAGCTGAATTCATATGGAAATCCGAAAGAACTGTTCGATGAGTATGTAGCAGACCAAAATTTCGAATTATTCCGGATGCCGAATGACGAGGAGGTTGAAGAATGAGAGTTATCAGCCAAAATGGAAAGTACGATGTACCATATGAGAATTTTGTGTTTGTTTCTGAACAAAATATGATTTACGCAGTAAGTATAGCTGGCTCTGGCACAAAGCAATGGTTAATGGCTGAATATACTGGTCCGGGGAAAACGCAGAAAGCTATGGAAATGTTACACCAAGAGTATACCGGCATTATGTCAAGTCTGGTGACTGACAATGGACACAATTTCGATGCAGAGAGCATGGAGGTTTTGAAAAGTTCTACTGCGGGAGCATTTATCAAACCAGCAAATTCAGGAGATGTAGAAGTACATACGCTGCCGAGGATCTTCTGTTTCCCTGCATGTGATGAAATTGGGGTGGAAGAATGATTGCTGTAATAACACCCTCTGGTGCGTTTCTATATGAAATGTCAGAAAATGAATCGGATGTCTGTGCTGAAACCAAAGGATTTCTTGATGATAAGGCTGTTGATAGAGTGGTAGGATGGTTATTCATAACTAAAGATATGCCGTATCAGATATTAAAACTAGAAATCAGCATCTGTTATGTTGATATTGATAGTATGCGGACTGTACCCAAAGGAGTAAATGATTATATGAAAATTGGAGTAAAGAGTTTGCTTGATATATGGAACCAGCTATATCCTATTGGGAAACGTATAAGGCCAAAGGAGATGACAAAATGATATTGAAATGCATCGACTCAGGTTCAAAAGGAAATGCCTATGCACTGATTGCAAAGGAAGAAATTCTACTTTTGGAAGCTGGCTGCCGTTTAATGGATGTGAAAAAAGCTATTGGCTTCCAGATTGGTAAAGTAGTTGGATGTTTGGTGACTCATTCTCATAAAGACCATATCGGCTATGCAAAGGATATCCTTGCTACAGGAATCAAGATTTATACCAATGACGAGACTAAACAATTGGTTGATTCCGTGCATGGAGAGCGGTTATACGGTAAGCCAGAAATGAAAATGTTTGAGGCTGGAGATTTTAAGGTAAAGCCGTTTTATGTGCCACACAATGGCACCCCAAATTATGCTTATTTGATTGAGCATGAGGAAATGGGAAAACTGCTGTTTGCTACAGATTTTGAGTATCTTCCGTGGACATTCCGGCAGCAACGATTAAATCATATGCTGATTGAGTGTAACCATATGGACGATGTGGAGAACACGGATGCGAACTTTGAACACGTTATGCGTGGACACAGCAGTTTATCAACGGTACTTGATGTTGTTCGTAAAAACCAAACACCGTGTTTGCGTAACGTCATATTATGCCATTTAAGCCATTCTAATGCTAACCCTGCTCAGATGGTGGAAGAGGTTGGAAAAGTGTGTGGAAGCCGCGTTAAAGTGTTCTGTGCGGAGGCTGGATTGGAAGTGGAGTTAAGGAAAGAGCTATTTTAGGGTGGAAACAAGAAATGCTGAAAAAAGCAAACACTGATAAAGGGAAAATCGAAAAGTGGTTAAATGACCATGATGGTGAGGAACGTTGCAATTATTGTATTTATGATGATGAATGCCCGCATGGTATAAGGTGTTACGGAGGCGCACCTATTGAACCTCCGTGTGCTGGCAGAGAACTTGAGGAACTTCTGGATATAGAATCCATTCTTAAAGATTTGGAGGACGAAAGTGAATGAAGAAAACTGCAAGAGTTATTGTTACATATAACTGTCCCAGGAATTGCCCGAACTGCTGTAATGAGCATATCGGGAATGTGCCAGAGGTCAAGTTTGAAGATTTGTTGAAATATGAAGAGCTGGTAATTACTGGCGGTGAACCGATGTTGATTGCTCCAAGGGTGGTAGAGATGATTCACCGCCTTCAGGCACAGGAATATAAAGGAAAGATTTGGTTATACACTTCATCCATTAAAACAGCCAGATGGGCTGACAGGGAAGTCCTGAAATTGGTTGATGGAATTACATATACGTTGCATTACAAACCATCACAGACCGATTTGAGAGATGCCAGAAAACTAAATAAATTCGTTATGGAATATCGAGATAATAAAATAACCAGACGATCAGACCGGCTTTTAATTGATAGTCGGTGCTATACGGAAGAAGTGCTGAGCATTATTGGTTTGTACGATACCAGAACAAAACACTGGTCAAGCGTCAGGCCGCTGGAATGGAAAGAGGAT